GATAAATCTTCCGAGCTAAATGCCAATAAGCAGGTTGACACCCGAAACCCCCGCATAGCTGTCTGAGGAGTTCTAGTTTCCACCCCAATCGATTCAACGTGACCAATCAATCTTTCTCAATCAATATCAAAACCATCAATCATGCCTTTCGTGCAATTCCCGAACTTGTTTGAAATCAGTAAATTCGCAAGACAAGGCAAGACTGTTTCTGAATTGAAATGTGAAGTTTGGACTGATTTGCTATCATATCTTCGTACTGGATTGCCAACTGGATTGTTGTCTGATTTTGCTGAGCATCATGAACTTAATCAATTGCAAGCGTTCACAGCCGTTCAGTTTGATGAACCATGTTTCGTTCTACCAGCCCGAGCCGCCATCATAGTATACTGTCCTGAGCAAGATGATATGCTGTCTGGAGTTTTTGAGGTTGACGCCACAGGTAAGCGTACATTCGTTAGAACGTCAAACACTGATATCATCGGTTCAGCAAAGAGTGACGTAAGTGGTGGAAAACAGATTCAATCAGTCGGTGTAGCACAAGGACTTGAAACTGTGATGCAAATGATGGATTATATTCTGATTCAATTTCATGTACAATTTGGAAGCTTTACAGACATCGGACATTTTGGGATGATGCGCGATGCTATCCAACTGTATGGAACATGCGCCTGTCCCTTTCTGCTTAGCCTAGCCCGTTTCTCCACTGCGCTGTCTTATCTGAATGCGAAGTTGCCATCTATCGTAGGACTGCATTACAGTGGTGAACCAACTACTCTTGGAGGCATCATCACTCGTGGTGTTAATTTGAGCGCTCGCGAAGCCTACTTTTCAAAGAAATATGATCCTGCGCAATCCTTGGTTGCGAGTGCTTTCTTTACAGTTAAGACGTCTGCGAGCGGAGCTACGGTGATTGAGAAGATGTCAAGCGACATTGGTCTGGTTTATCATATGAACCGCGCTGCTGCAGTTAAGGTCGTCAGCTCTAGAATTGGAAGACTTGGCGAGGTGGCTAACTTTGGTGATGACGCAGAGTAGTTCTTCACACTAGGAAGGTTGAGCGGAGCTGAGATGGTAAGGGTGGCAGAATGAGACCAGGGGATACGCGGGGGGAAGCTGATCTCGATTAGCTAGGGCTAGGCTGAAAAGGAAGAGACAGAGGTGC